GATTTATATTTTTTTATAATATTTCGCAAAAGTTTGAGATATACTGTGTTGTTTCAATTACATATTCAACATTAGTACCTTATGTTGTTATTAAAACCAGTATATACGTTGTTATGCGAATGCCTTCTGGAACGTGGGCCACGTCATTGTTTAACACAATTTGGAATTCTGTTAAGAATAGAGAGATTTGGAGAAGAAAGCGACCTTTTGAAGCGGAATTTGATGAAATGTTTGCATTGTCAGTTTTTGGAGATGATATGATGTTATCGATATCAGATGAAATCATAGCAGCATGGGATGGTTTAACCGTTGCGCGATACGCAATGGAGATTTTTAACCACGTGCATACGGATTCAGCTAAATCAGAAAAGCTTTTGCCTTATGAGGACATTGGAGAAGGTTATTATTTGCAAAGGCAATTTAAGGAGGAAAATGGATTAGTATTGTGTCCATTGAATAAGGATTCATTATATTCAATGGTTCAATGGAACGCTAAGTCAAAGGATCCTACAATGACTTGGCAAAAATTGTTCACAACGGTTGCACATGGAGCGTTGTATGAGTGGGTTTATCATGGAGAGATGGAGTTTGAGAAAAATAAGATAATATTAAACAAGTTCTTGGCGAGAACCGGAAATCAGAACCAGTTTAGTTATACTTATCAGGAATTGTACGACGTAAAAGTCGTTGCAGCAACAACACAGTAAGTGTAAGCCCCAGGGATAGGGTTATTATCCACGCCCAGGTTACCTAGAAGCTATGTTATAATAGTAACCTTTTCATAGTTTCAAAGGCGGGCAAAAATTATGTAAAGACTTTAATAAAAATGAGAGGGACTCAGTCCAAAAACATAATAAAATAAGTTAATACATATAAAGGTTCGGGCTGCAAATGGATCGCTCACCAAATGCAATTGCCCATTATCGAGCACAAGACAACACATCAAGTTCGTCAACGGTTGCGATACAACCAGTAGGTGTTACAACAACACCTGAGATCACAGCAGTAGTAGGAACCACTACGTTTCATGACACTAGTCAGACCACAACATCAAGGTATCCAAGTATAATCTCGCGAAGAGGAGATTCAATTTATCCAGTTGATACGCCAAGACAATTGCTTAATAAAGCATTTTTGGTAGATCAATTCAACTGGACACCCGGAATGGCCACACGTACGTACCCAATACCGTTTATATTGAGTGCAGTGGATACAGTAGTGAAACTTTTTTCAAAGTTTCGATACTTTCGTGCGAAAGTAAAATTGGAGTTCAGAATGACATCATCAGTTTATCATCAAGGTGCTTTGATGTTAGGTTGGTTGCCATGTGTTAGTACGGCAATGTCTGCTCCTGACTTGTTCACTTTGTCAGGATGTAACGCACACACGATGTCAGCATCAACTAAGGACAATTTGTCAATAGAATTGCCTTATTGGTGTCCAATGGAGTGGGTTGATATTATAGGTGGATCATTAGTATCTGATGGTCGAATCTGTACAGTTTGGCTGTCAGAATTAAATCGATTGTTAACAACTTCACCGTCAATATCAGCCTCAATACCCATGGTTGTTTATGCATCTTTTACTGAGATAGAAATGATGGGAGCAACCTCAACTTCAAAGGATCCAGGAGTTATTAAGGAACTTCAAAGTAAAAACAAAGATGGCATTAATGCCAAGACAGTAGTGTCAGGAATTTCACAAGTTGTTAGAGCACTTCCAGTAATTGGACCAATCTGGGGGGCTGTGGCCACGATCATAAACACATTTGCTGGTGATCTTGCCAAACCAGTAAATGATGCAGTAGCACAGCCCGTTGTTAGTTCTGCTTCCTCAGACTATGCCTTATGCCATGGAATAACGTATGCGGATGAAGTTAGCATGTATTCACAGGCCTTGATATCTCAGTCAATGAGATTTAATGGAATGTTAACCTCACACATGACTCTTAATGAGTTAGCACGCAAACCAATGTTACATGCTCAATTTAAATTTGATGGTACAATAACATCTTATGCACTTGAGTGTTCACCACAAAGATCAAATTATGGTGATTTTCGTAATATTGATTGGTTGTGGGCAATTTCATTGGCATTTCGTTATTGGAAAGGAGCCATCAAATATAGTATTCATTTTGTATTACCTTCCTTCATGTCCTTTAAATGTCAAATTTCACAACAGGATCAGTTATTGCTTCCTGTTACATCGAGTGGTGACTTAATGAACAAAATAATAGATGTAGCAGGTGAAACATGGGTCGATGTAGAAGTTCCTTTTCTACGGCCTACAATTTGGGTGGACCCATATTTAGAAGGACAAGCTGTTTTCGGCGCATGCCCACATGTGAACATAATACAGTTAACACCTATTGTTGGTAGTTCATTACCAGCGACGGCAGTATGTTATATTAATGTTTATCGTGCAGGAGGAGAAGATACAGCGTTTCGAGGATTACAGAATGCAGCTCATGGATTAGGTGACATTGAGGCCGAGTCAACGTCATTGGAATTGAGATTTACTAAGCCGTTTCCAGCTATGTGTGATAGTGCCAATCAGTCAATAGAGAAAGGATATATTGCTAATGAAATAGCGGCCACGGTTTCGGATTGTCTTAAACGAGCTAGTTTAACAATAACGGGACTTTCAATTGGCGCTTATGACTATTCAGCCCCATTTAATTTTCCAGCGGGAGCAGGCAACATCAATTATTCGTTAATAGGTTTAGAACCTTATCAATATTTTTCCTCAATGTTCTTATTTTGGAGAGGATCACGAATAATTAGGCATTCTCAGGCTACAGATTTTTGGGGCGTTAAGGCAGCAACAACAACATTGAATTGGGGAGATGGTGCAGCGTTTTATTTTCCATTGGGAACGGCAGGCGTAACGAATCGGGAAGGATTATGTGTGAATTACACTAGTATTTATCCCTATATACCTGTTGGGCAACCTGCGGTCACAGTAGATTTGCATAATTACGGACCAGCATCTCAAGGACCGTCAGTCGATTTACCATTGGCTAAACAAGTAATTGGAACAAACTTGAGCACAGCAAGCGGAATAGTTGTTAGTGCAGGTGACGACTTTATGTTAATTCACCCAGTTCCATTTTTCCCATCAAAGTTTTATCCAGCAGTTAGTCGGCAGCGCGAATTTCGCCCACCAACAAAATCGGAAACAACAGTGAGAAACAAAGTGACATCTACGACACTATAAACGCGTAGATAAAATTTCATTTAATTTTAGTTAGTAGTAGTATATAAGTAAAAGAAGTAAAAATTTTAAAAGTAAGTAAAAGTATAACGATCGAATTACATCAAATCGAAGATTTGACCTTGTAAGTAAATATCAAGAGCACGGAAGAGCTTGTAGTATGATCAATATGCGGCATTTACTTGCAGGATTGGAGTGACCATCTGGTGGGCCAGTTAATGTTATAGGATTTGCAGTCAGGGAGGGTACTTAGACAAACCGATAGGAAGATAGGCATGGAGCCGAATCTGACCTAAGGTGGATGTTAAAGTATCGTCGAACAGACCAGTGTCCTATTGAACATTATTGGAGAACATCACCGAACCCGAATGGGAGTTGGTTAGACTCATAATGCAAGAAAGAAATCGCGAGAGCAGTTAGTGCTCAAATACTACAAGAATCATTAATATTAATATTAGTG